AAGGGGCGAGCGAAGCGAGTCATGCTCATTTACCACTCGTAAAGTCGAGCGCGACTCCGACCGTTCCTCGCTTGTTTTTGCCTTGTATCGCTCTAGCTCGCGAGATCGTGAGCAGGCTCTGTAAGCGCGCAGCGGTTTTGGCACCGCTTCGCGCTTGACTTGGCATCTTGCTAAAACCAAAAACTGGCAAGATTTTGCAGCATGATTGGCATTCTCAGAATAGCCCGGCAGGCTCGGCCTGAATATCCCAGCTGAAGATCAGCACTTCCTTCGCCTCGCTACCCTTGCCACCGCCCACGGTGTACTTGATGTCGGTCGTCTCGATGTGGAAGCCGGCGAAGCATTCGCGGATTGCTGGGTGGTCGTTGAGGCTGACGATCACCTTGCCTTTGACCTCGCCCATCAGCTTGGCCAGGGCGGTGTACTGGTCGAACTCGAACGCCACGCCATAGCCTTCGGTTTCCCAGTACGGCGGGTCGCAGTAGAACAGTGTGTGCTCGCGGTCGTACTTCTTCATTACCTCCTGCCAGCTCAGGTGCTCGATGTAGGTGTTGCTGAGCCGCAGGTGAGCTGCTGAAAGCGCCTCCTCGATTCGCAGCAGGTTGAGGCCCGGCGGCTGGGTGGTGGCTGTGCCGTAGCTCTGACCATCCACGCGACCACCGAAGGCGGACTGCTGCAGATAATAGAAGCGTGCGGCGCGCTGGATGTCGGTGAGGGTTTCGACCCTGGTCATCTGCAACCACTTGAACACCTGCCGGCTGCTGAGCGCCCACTTGAATTGCCGGACGAACTCTTCCAGGTGGTTCTGCACCACCCGGTAGAGGTTGATCAGGTCACCGTTAACATCGTTGAGCACTTCGACCTCGGCCGGTACCGGGCGGAGGAAGAACAGCGCTGCACCGCCCGCGAACGGTTCGACGTAGCAGCTGTGCTGAGGGAACAAGGGGAATATCCGGTCTGCAAGGCGGCGTTTGCCACCTATCCAGGGAATGATCGGTTGTGCGTGCATGGTGCCTCCTGATGGCTGGGTGCGCTCGATGGCGGGGTCAGGAGGCTCTCGGCCTTCAGGTGGTTCAGTGTCCGGCAACGCGGACACTTGATCTGTAGGGTGTAACTCCCGCTAACACGGGCAAGCAGGCGGCTACAGCCGCCACAACGTATGTCAAACATTCTGCAAAAAAGCCTTATTTCAGATAGGCTTGCCCCGCTCTCGCGAGAGTGGGAGGGCCTAGGCTGGCTTGCAGGTAAGTGCTGCGGGCTGGCGGTCAGTGCTGGTGCTGGAACACAAGTACTGGCCGCCCTCTCTTTATTTCGATCCGCTAACACCTCGCCAGCGGTAACTGCCGTAACGCCTAAAACCGCCCAGTCTGACGCCGACCCACATGAGCCAGGCTCGCCAGCGCGCAACGCCGCTGGAGCGCAGGGCGTTGAGGAACACCTGGTCTGCTGCTTTTCGGCTTAATTCGGCGGTGAAGTACAGGCGGTCATGAATGGTTGCGGCCGCATGGCCATAACCCACCACGCTGGCATACAGCGCCAGTACGCCAAAGCCAAGAGTGCCTAGAAAGGCACCCAACGGCGGTAGGAACCAACCCGCCAACAAGCTGAGTACCAGCAGCGCGACCGCAATGGTGCGCAGCGGTCGTACGCTGGCAAAGTCCGTTTCGAAGTTGCCCGGCACTTGAACCAAACCATGGTCAGCGTCTTGATAAAGAAACGCTGCCAGCAACAGCCAGGTCTGACCGTCCTCAAGCAATTGCACCTGCAGCGGCATAGGAAACTTGTTCATCACGGCCACCACTTATCGTCAGATAAGTCAGCCGGGATCGACTGCATATCCTTGAGCTGCCGTGCGGCGAAAATCAGTGCCTGCTTACGTTCGGCCGCTGCCTTGCCAAAAGCAACAACGGTTTGCGCATCCATTGGCACAAGGCTGTTGTCGGTAGCGATCCAGGAGAAGTCCTGGCCAGAGCTAGACCAGCGCAGATCACCAGGCTGGGCACCTGCAACCATCGCCATAAAGCCCAGCTGGGCAGCGCCTGCGATGTTCTCGCGGTCGGTAGCGCGGGACTGGAAGCGCAAGCCCTGGAACTCAACACCGGCATCAATGCGGCGGTCGCGCTCGGCATCTACCTGTGCCTGCATAGCCTTCCTGGCTATTGCCAAGTTTGCGGCTTTTAGGCCCAGATCAACCACCCAGGCCTCTCCGTCCCATATGTAGTCGGCGCTGGGGCGCGGCTGATCAGTGAGGTTTTCGGGCAGCGTTCCAAGGCTGTCCCACTCGCAGGCCAAACCCGTTTGAGTGCTATACACCGTGCCGCGATGATCGTGGATCAGCTCCCAGGCAGCGCCCGCACGTACCACAGCCATCCCGATAGGGGCGGTGGGCGGTACGTCAAAGTAAGCATGCGCGGGTAACAGCCAGTTGCCAGGGTTGAGCGGGTCAGGATCAGCGAAGGCCGTGCCGATAAATTCGCCCGTCACAGGGTCGGCGCTGTAGATAACTGGAGTGCTCATATTTCCCACCTTAGAATTTTATACAGACCAGCATGGCCAGGCTGCGCGGGCGCGTTTCGGCAGCCGTGCGCGGGGCGCCATTGGTGCCGTCAGTAATCGGGTTACCAATAAGCGCATCTTGTTTAGCCCTGGTGATGTTTGCGCCTCCTGTCGCGTATGCCTCAGTGCTAGTAATAGCGCTTTCTCCAAGCCAGCCATGCCGGTGCCCCTGGAAAGCATCGAGCTGAGCACTACCGAACACACGGCCGGCGTCGATGCCGCGCCCATCATCCCAGCCGCGCAGGAACTCGCCGCGCAGATCAGGCAAGTTAAAGGTCGTGGCGCCATCCCCAAGGCCAAACCAACTTTGCAGGAATGTATGCACGCCATTCTGCGCGCCACTGGTGGCGATCCTGGCGCCCATCAGGGTCAACGACAGGTAGAACGTATCGCCGTTGATGACCTCGACGAAATAGTCGGTCGCCGTGTTAAGCCCTGTAGGCAGCGCGCCAGCCGTCGCCAAGCGTACACGGGCACCATTCTGCAAACCGTGTGCGACCTTAGTGAACACGCCAGGGGTCGCCAGGGTTACGGTAAACGTCTGCGGGGTGAATCCGGCAGCAGTCACAAGCGCCGCGAACAGCGAAGCATAGGTGGCACGCGATACCGCAGCCCCGTTAGCCTTGAGCCAGCCGGTCGGCGGGGAGTTGGTTGCAAACGACTGGATTGCACCAGGCGCCGCGCCGGCGGCAGTGGCCACTTGAAACACGCTCACACCGTCGCAATAAGCCTCTACCGTAGTGCCCTGCGCAACTACCACCCCTCCACCGCCTGGGGTCTTTAGGGTCAGGGTAAATGCGCCAGTGGTGTCGTTTACCACCTTCCAGCTGCGCCCGAGCGCGGGCACGGTCACTGCAATATTCGCAGCCAACGCACCCGTGAACGCCAGCACCGCGTTTTGAGATTCAGCCTCGGTCAGCGCGACATTAATACCGCCCGCGACATTTTTACCAAGGAAGCCGCCAGACAATCGACGGATACCCCGCAGCATCTGATCATAACTTCCTGCATCCAGCTCCTGCCCAGAGGCCTCCACAACTCCCACCAGCTCACGCTGCAGCATATTGAAATACGCCGCCAGCATCGGCGTCGCTTGCTGGCCGAGCCCAGGGTTACCGGGCCGCCATTCGCCGACCTCGGTCGCCCGGTCGGTGTATGCACCTACCTTTTCCATTTATTCCTCCATATATCCGATTTGCAGGATTAGCCAGCTCGGCGCGGCGTGCCGCAGCGAGCATTCAATAAGTTCATCGCCCCAGGAGCGCAGCGGGTCGCCGATCACGGCCTCCTCGACGACGGATTCACGCACTACGCCGTTGGGTAGCAGCACGCGCCAGGTCAGATCCCAGTCCGCGCCGTTGATGTCGTCGCCGATCACTGCACCTGTGTGGCCGGTCGGCGTGTCGACCTCGACAGTGGCCTCGCGAAACTCCAGCACCTGGGTGCCGGCATAACCGAGCCCTTCGGCCAGGTCGAGGTAGTCCTGGGCAGTCAAACCGCCCCGGCCGACGATGCGGCCGATCAGGGCCGCACGGCGGTCGGCCATGGATTGCCCTGCAGGCGCGCAGGCCGATGGCAGGCCGTAGCTCGCCTCCCATTCCTCGAAGGTGTACAGCGCCTGGCGAGGGTCGGCTTCGGGCAGCATCGCCCCGGCACGCTCGTCGATGCGCGCGAACTCACGGGCCTGGCCGGCCAGCAGGCGCTGCACTGTCGAGTCCAGATCTGCCTTCCAGACGATGCCCGGTGGCAGCAGTGCGAACAGCTGCTGGCGGTAGTCGTCAGCGGTCAGGCCAGCCACTCGGCACCCCCCCAGATCGGCAGATGGCCGTGTGCATGGGTGACGTTGGCGGTCGGCCACTCCAGCTCGTAGTCGGTCACGCCGGCAGCAGTGCCAATTGCATTGCGAATTTGCGAGATGAGCAGTGTTCCGCCGGGCTCACCCTCGCGCAGCACAAGATCCTGGAGCTTTTGCTGGACTGCAGAGCGGGTGCTGCTGTTATCCGGGGTCACCCGCAACTGAGGCACGAACGGCGCAGGCACGGGCGGAATCACATAGACGTGCGCGGTAACGTTGCGCTGCGTTGCGATGTAGCCGAACACGTCCTCGAGCAACTGCAGGGAGGGCATTGGCCCACCCGCTGAATCGTCAGCCATGATGCGCAGGACGATGGTGCCCGACCCCATGCCCATCGGATCTTCCCAGGCGCGGGTCACGCCTGGCACCTGCAGCGCCCACTCGACCCAGTCGCCCTCGGCACCGCCACGAGGAATGCGGGCACGGCGCAGCATGATGCGGTCGCGCCACTTGTCGAAGCTCTCGATATCCTCGCCACCCCTGATACCTGCCGCGCCCACTGTGGCAGCAGCGTTGACGCCGACCACAGGCGAGACCAGGGTCAGCTGCGCGCCAGCCACCTGGCCACCAGCGCCGCCGGCTTCGAGCGCCTCGACCTCGACGGTTGCGGTACCAGCCTCCAGGGTCACGTCCTCGGTTGTGCGGTACTCCAGGCCATCAACCTGCGCCAGGGTGCCGGCATCGATCACCGCGCCGCTGGTACCGGTGAAGATCAGCGGCCCGCTGTGGGTGTTTGCCTCACGGCGCGGCACACCAACGCTGTGCAGGTGCAACAGATCGTCATCGCAGGTCTCGGGGAACAGTTGCCGCTCCAGCCACTGCAGGTAGCCATAGAGGCCGTGCGCCACACCGGCCTCGCCCGTGGCCAGAATACGGGTCAGGCGCTGAGCTAGAGCCGCCTGGGAACCCGGCAGGCGCGAGAGCAGATCGTTGTCGATCCGCCCAATCAGTTCGGGCAGCGGCGGCCGCTTAAATCCCATTGCTCACTCCCCATACATAGTCATAACGGCGTTCCAGGACGGCACGCCCTGGGCGTTGGATGCCCACAATCAGTTGCAGCACGCCACGACGCAGGTGGATGGCCTCGACCTCAACCACCGACGCGATGCCGTCATCGATCAGCCATTCCAGCGCTTCGCTGGCGTACTCCTCGGCGCGGCGCAGAACCCTGTCTAGTTCCTTCTCACGCCACAGCAGCCAAAGCCGCGAGCCTTGCGGGCGATCCGAGTAGGCGTCGCACCACCAGCCCCTGCGGTCAGTTCCGTCATCGGGCAACTCGTCCTCGGCCAGGGCGCGGCGGTCGGTGTAGAGCGACAGGAGCACCGCCGTTTCCAGGCCCTCATCAGCAACCAGGTCGCCATCGGCGATGGCCAGGTCGAAGGCTTTGGCCTCTGCGTCGTAACGCAGCGCGATATCCATCACTCCATCCTCTCGTCTGGCCCCGGATCGGGGTTGTTATGGATGTGCGCGTTGTAGCGGTCGCGCATCATCTGCATGGTGCTGGTGTGGTCGCGCACTTCGCCGGCAACCTCTAGGTCGCCGTCCATGGTCACCAGCGGGCAATTAACGAAGGCCAGCGGCAGGCCGGCACCCGTGATCACGATGCCCTCACGGGTCAGGTGCACGGATTGCCCCAGGTCGTCATAGATGGCCACCTCGCCAGTTTTCAGGGATGCCATGCGGTAGCGCCGGTCATCCACGGCGATGGCCACCAGGTGCGCGCGGGCACCACCCACGGCCGCCACCACGGCTTCAGCGCCGCCATGCGGTACCGAGGTCATGCCGTACTGCTGGAAGCGCTCGGCCCAGGCTGGCGACTCGCCCAGCAGCGTGACCTGCACGCTCTGCAGGGTCTGGCCGTCATCGACCATCTTCAGCACGCCACGGGAAAAGAGCAGGCGCATGCGCCGCCATACCGGGCTGAGCAAGCGAGACATCGTGCGCTGATCCATCACCACCCCCAGTCGCCAGGCTTGGCCTTGCCCGAGCCGCTGGCAGACGCTTTCGGCTCGGGGATCGGGATCGGTTCAAAGGCAGCCGGAGGCACAACGCGCAGCTCGGCGCGGCGGCCATCAAGGCCCTCGATCAGCTGCACCGCACTGACCAGCAACTTCTCGTCCAGACCCAGGTACGCATCGCGCACGGGCACCAGGTCACCCGGTCGCCATACACCTTGCTCATGCTTCCAGCCGCCAACGGTGTAGGTCACGCCACGGCCCTTGGCCCAGCGCATGCGCGCTTCCAGCTCGGCACGCGCCGTGCAGTCGCCGCTGTCGGCTGGGGTGTCACATACCACCAGGGTGGTGCGTGGGCGGCGCACGCGAGGATCTTGTGCGGTACCGCGAGGGCCAGAGGCGTTGGCACCGTTCCATTCGTTGTCGCCTGGGGTCTGCCCCTCGACGATGTATTCATTGAAGCGGTCGCGGTTGCTGAACACGCCCGAGGCGCGGCGGATGTTTTCCCCCAGCACCAGGGCCGTGCGGATCTCGCGCTGCACTGCATGGACGATCAGCAACCGCCCCTGGGCGTCACTGACCACCCGCGCGCCACGGATCTGCGCCGCGCGCTCGATGGCCTCGGCAATCGGTTGGCCATCCTCCAGGACGAACGAGCGAAACGGCTTGGCCGCGCCTACCGTGTCGACCACCTCGATGCCGTAGGGCCGTGCCAAAGTTTCTGCAATCTGTTGCAGCGTGCGGCCGTCCAGACGCTGCTCGCGGCCGCTGCAGTCGATCAGGTCACCGGCCTTGCTACGGCCGCTGGCGACGATAGTGTGCTGCTCGGGGTCATAGTCCGGCAGCACCTCGTCCAGGTAGCCGGTCAGCACCAGCTCGTCGCCGATCTGCAGCGTGCAGGCCTCGTCGGGCGATACCGGGCGAACATCGCCAGACTCGCTCCAGCGCTCGGTCAGGGTCAGCTCGAACTCGTCGGCGATCTGCTCCAGGGACAACCGAATGCGCACCTCTTGCCAGCCGGTGTGTCGGTCGCTGCCAATCTGCAGGACTACCTGCTCATCACTCACTGAGTACCTCCAGAGCCATCCCACCGCGCAGAGCGCCGGGGTGGCGGACGTTGTTGCGCACGCAGATCTCGTCGGCGCGGGTCGCGTCGCCATACAGGCGGTGGGCGATCACCACGGCCGGCAGGGTCGCCTGCGGCGTGTATTCGGTCAGGTTCGGCATGGCCAGGGCGCGGGTGCGCAGATCCGTCGACAGCGCAGCGCGCAACGCCACCAGGGCGTTGTAAACGGCATCGCTGATCGGCTCGGCCGTCTGCAGCTCGTGATCAATCAGGGCCAGGGCATCCTGACCAGCGGCCTCGGCGTCCTGGCGCGACAGCCAATCGGTCTCGGCCACTACGCGGGCGGCCGTGGTTGCGGCCAGACGGCCGTTCAACTGGTTGGCGGCCACGATGTTGCCGGCTCGCTGGGTGTTCTCCGGTGTGTCCGCTGGCGGAATGGCTACCGAGTCTCCAGCGGTACCGGCCTCACGCAGCATGCGCACGGCCCTGGCTGGCGTGCCCGGAGCAAGTCGCAGCCGGCCGGAGCCCCCCTGGTCACTGGACGACAACACGCTTTTGCCGCTGTACAAATTCAGTGCATTGATCGGCCGCATCACCGCGTTGCGGATGCGGTTATAGCCGCCCAGGACGATGCCCGCGATGTTCGCCGGGAAGCGAATCACATCGGTGATCTGCTCAGAGATATCGCCCACAAAGTCGGTCAAGCCATCGACCACGGAGGCTAGATCGCGCTCGATAGACTCCAGCGACCAGCCCGTGAGCCCCTCAATGCTCCAGCGCTCCAGGAAGTCGCTGATGCCCAGCTCTTCCAACAGCTCTGCAGCCAGGCCAACCTCGCGTTGGGTATCCACCGAGGTGCCCGGCTCAAGCTGCCGGCCGGACTCGGTAAAGGTCACCTCGAAGGTGCAGGAGCCGCCCTCGCGGGTGGACTCGCTGAAACTTACGTCGCTGGCCACCGCCGAAAAGGTGCCCAGGTACGGATGCACCAGGGTGGCTGCACCAGGTGCGTCCAGCGCCTTGATCAGCGCGTCGCGCTCAAGGTCGTAGTCATCGCCGGCAACAAACAGCGACAGCCGCCATTGCTTGGCACGGCGGCCCATGTCCTCGGTATACGGTATGTCGCGGCGCGGGTACTCATGCACCAGCCAGCGGCGGCCGGCAGTGCCGTCGGCACGCTCAACATAGAACGCTACACCGCGAAAACTGCCGCGCAACTCGGGGTCGATACGATCACGCCAAGTCATGTGCTAGGCTCCAGAGCTTTCAGGTCATTGGAGGACAGCTCATGAAACAGACTGAAAAGGCTGCACTTTGGGCCGCTTGTGGCGGTGTTGTTTTGGGCGCGGGCCTCGCTTGGCTGTTGCCAGATGCGGTCTGGTGGGTTCCGGTTGGCTTTGGTTTCTTGGTGGCCGCTGGCTCCTACGGGCAGATCGTTAAAGAGATGGCCGCTGAGCGTATTGCCAATGGTGATTTCCCGGCCAAGGATAAGGGCTAGCATCACTGCACCACCCCCAGCAGACCGCTTTCCACGCGGTAATCCAGGCCGCCGTTGGCTTTCATTGATGCCACGCGCGGCCGGCCCTCTGCATCGATCTTTATGCGCAGTTCACCGCCCACGTCGGCACGCCCTGGCCCCGCTGCCAGCGGCGAAGGACGGTCACCCATCACAGGAGCACCCAGCTTCGGCGCAACGGCCGCGCCAGCAGCCGGCGAGCCCATACGTTGCGAGAGGCCGCCACCGGTCATCCAGTCCGGCAGCCATCCGTTTAACGCGCTGACCTTCTGCTTTAGCCAGCCGACCATTTGCTCGAATCGCTCGGCGATGCCGTCAGCCAACCCGCCGATCCATTCGCGGCCCAGTTCGCTCAAAGGTCGCGCGCCGAACAGTTCAAACACCGCATCGACGGCCTTCAGCAATAGTGCAGCCGGGCTGAAAGCCAGCAGATCCTTGGCGATATCGCCGATGCCTCGGTCGAAGAACGCTTTCACGCGCTCCCACATGCCGCCGAACCACTCGGCGATCCCATCCCAGTTGCGATAGATCAAATACACCGCCCCGGCCAGGGCGGCGATGCCTGTAATAATCAAGCCAATGGGAGTGGTAAGCAGTGCCAAAGAAAGCGCACGAATACCCATGATCGCCGCCGGAATGGCCCGTGCTGCTAGGCTGAGTAATGCACCAGCGCAAGACACAACACCTTTAAGCACTGGCCCTATTAGACTTGCCGAAAACAAGACGGCAGTCTTGGTTAGGCCCACCATTGCGACGCCAGTCATAATCAGCGAGAAAACCAGCTTAGCCGCAAGAAGCCCTGCAACCATCACGGCCAGATTGCCGAATCCACCGACCTGATCAGCCGCCCAGGCAACAGCCTTGCCCACCGCCCGCAGGCCTGACCACAGCTGACGCATGCGCTCCAGCACCTGCTGCGTGATCATCTCTCGGTTGGCTTTGGACAGCTCACGGATGCCGCCCAGCCATTGGTTGACGGTCGGCAGCAGCGCGCTCAGTACAGTGTTCTTGATCCCCTGCAGGGCGTTGGTCAGTTCGTTCATCTGACGCACGTACAGGCGCGACTGCTCGATGTCCTCATCACTGAGGATCGCGCCGTTGTCGCGGGCGGTCTGACGCAGCTTCTCCAGTTCCTCGCGGGACTGGGTCAGCATGGCAACCATCTGCTCGCCACCGCTGCCGCCGAACAGCTCGTCGAAGATCCGCTGCTTGGCTGCATCGTTCTCGATATTGCCCAGGCGCGACTGCACCAGGTCGAGCAGCTTCTCGGTCTCGCCAGCGGTACCGCGCAGATCCTTGACGGTGATGCCCAGGCGCTCGAACGCTTCGGCAGCGCTACCAGAGCCCGTTGTCACGAACTCATCCGCACGCAGGCCCAGTTCCTTGAAGCCATCAATCAGGGCGTCATTGCCCACGCTGAACTGCTGGCCTGCATACATCCATTCCTGCAGCCAGCCTGCGCCCACGCCGAGGCGCTCGGAGCTGACCTTGATCTCGTTACCCAGGGTGGCGACGCCGCCGACCATCCTGGTGATAGTCCAGCCCGCTGCAGCAGCTGCACCGCCGACAATCGCCAGGCCTTTGCCCAAAGCAATTGCCTGCTTGAGGGTGCCGGCCAGGGCGGTCTGCACGCCACGGGCCGAGTTTTTGAGGTTGTCGAGGGCGGCGCGGCGGGAGATCCCGGCCAGGGCCTGAGTGACCCGGCGCACAGGCGAAGTGATGCGGTCGACCAGCTCCAGGATCACCGATGTTTTGAGTTCACCCGCCATGCGCTTCCATTTCCTCTGCCAACTTTTCCGCCTGGCCGAACCACCAGCACAGGTCATCCAACTCCATATCCAGCAGATCCAGCGGGTTAAACCCGCCGAACGCCGTCGCAACTACTCGAATCAGGGCGTCCCAGTCCCTCGGGATTTCGGCAAGAAAGGGCTGACCAGCTCCATGACCAGATCCATGTCGCGAGCGTCCAGCTCGTCCATGGCGTGGCTCGGCAAGCCGGCCAGCGCGGCGACCAGGGCCAGGCCCTGGCTAATCTCGCCCTGGGCCTTATCCATCGCTTTCATATGCTTGCCCTTGACCCGCTTGACCAAGTGCAACTGGGTCAGCGTGCGCTCGCCATCGAGCTTGCTGTGCTTGTAGGTGAAAGGCTCAGCTAGGGTGACTTGCAGGGCATCGCCCACATCTTCAATGCGGGCGCGCTCTTCATCGGTCAGATCCAGGTCAGCGAGAAAATCAGTTTTCATCGGTTAAATCCTCTCGCAGCGGCGGGCGGCCATGTTCAGGCGCACCTGACCTTCGCCCGTGTTGAGTTCGGCGGTCTCGGTCACGAAAGCACCGGTTAACAGGTAGTCCTGGCCGTTGTCGCACTCGACCAGGACGGTGGCGTTGGTGATCGTGTTGAGGTCGATCAAGTCGATCTCCTCGGTGTGCAGCACCGTGCACTGCAGCGTGGCGGCCACGGGATCTTCGTTGAAGAACACGCGCTTGCCAGCCATGCGGGTGGCACGGTTGACCCCGCCTGGGTTGAGGGTTGCCCCTTTTTCGGTGGGGATCTCAGTGCCATCAACTCGGATGGTGGCGATCCCGGTTACCTTGCCGCTCATGTGGATCTCCTCTATTAACGGCGGAACTGCGTCTGCTGGGCATGAACGCGGTATTGGCCGATCAGCATTGGCTGATCGATGACGTTGAGCCGGCTCGGATCATCCGGGTCGATGCTCACCTGCAGGCTGGCCTTGTAGCCGGCGTAGTCACGCACCCAGGCGCGCTCGCCCATAAAGGTCTGCTGGTACAGGCTGAGCAGCTCGGCCTTACACACCTTGGGCGTCATCACCGCCTGGCTCGGGTCGTACAAAAGGCGATCGGCATCGTCGGCCAGCTTGTGGCGCGGGTACTTCTGCGCGAACAGGCTGCGCTGCTCAAAGCGGATGCGTTCCAGGGTTTCGGGCGTATTGATGTCCAGGTAGCTGTCGTCAGCCACGCCGGCCGAGTTGCGCTGGTAGGTGGTGATCTGCCGCTCGATCTGCACCGTGCCGTCGACCGCCACGGTGTAGGTGGCAATCCCGTCGAACAGCAGCAGGTTGCGCTCGGCATCGTCCCAGCGCAGATCCTCACGCGGGCCGATCAAGCCAGGCAGCGGCAAACGTTGCAGCGGGCGCGCTGGATCAATGGCCAAAGCCTTGGCAGCCACAATGGCATCGGTTGCTGCCCAGACCCATGGCGCGCTGGGCGATGCGCCCATACCCATGATCGAGACGTGCGGCGAGTTGCGACCGTTGCCCAGCGTAGCCGTGGCGGCATGGCTACCCCGGAAAGCAGCGAAAGCGCGGCCGCCCATCTGGCGCATCGGGCCATAACGGCTTGCCAGCTCAGCCTCGATCACTTCCAGGGACGTGGTGTCTGTGTACGGTAGGCAGAGCCAGTTCCACCACTCATTGCCCATGGCAGCGACGGCATTCAGCAGATCCGGGTTGACCGCGCCGCCGGTCGGGGTGGTGAGGGTCAGGCCCAGGCCGGCGGTGCGCTCTTCGCCCTTGAGGCTGTCGCCCAGGGAGATGCTGTTGCCGGTCTCACCACCCCAGCGGCATTCGATATCCACCTGCGCCGGGGTACCCACGGCGATGCTGGCGGTAACCGGCAGGCGGTCGGCGGCGTTAATGGCGTCGGCGATAGCTTGCGCGGTGACGGCTGGCGTGGCACCTGCCACCATCTCGCACCAGACGCGATAACCGGCGATATACAGGGCCAGCGGACGAGTTTCGGCCGGGCCTGCGGTCACCACAATGGCACCTTTGGCCGGCTGGGCAAGCTCAGCATCGAGCATCGGAATGGCCCAGGTCTCGGTGTACAGATCCACGCTTTTGATGGCGCGGAACTGCTCGGCCAGCATGGAACCACGCCCGAACAGCTCGTCACCTTGGCCATCGCGGGTTACGCGCACTGGAACCAGGGGCGTGGCAGAGCCGGCTTCAAGCATCTGCCCGAGTACCAGGAGCTTGCCCTGGAACACGGCATTGCCGGCCAGGCGGTTGTCGAACTCGATGTACCAGCCCGGAACGCGCAGCGCGGCCGGAATGTCGTTGAATACCGTAGAGCTGATGGCCATTACTTGGCACCCCCTTTGCTGTCAGGCTTAACCCCGGACTGTTCGGCCGCTGGCGCTTCTTGCACGCTGTTTGGCACTGCGGCCACTTCGACTACGTCGCCTTCGTTCAGGCGGCGCTGCCAGAACGCCGACCACTCGACGGCCTCGCCGTTGGCTGCCAGTGGCCGGGCGTTGTCCGGCCGGCGCACGATCAGCCCGTCCTGGGCCGGTTTAATGGTTCGTTTGCTCATGGCTGTACCTCGCTGCCCGTGGGCAGGATGAGATGGGTTTCTGTATCAGGGCCGTCCGGCACCTTGTGGTTGGCGTGGTAGATCTCGAAGTCGGCCAGGCCGCTGGCGTCCAGGGCCGCCGGGAACATCAGCTTGTTGAGCACAAAAACAGCGCCGTAGATGACCACGCCCTGCTGGTCGGCTCGATCCGAATAGAGGTTGTCGACCCGCTCCAGCTGGAGCGTGCCGATGCCGTCTACGGACAAGCCATGCAGGCCTGGCACTACGCGCTCCAGGAGTTCGTATGCACCCACCTCGCGGTTGCTGCCCCTGCGCCGTGCGCGCTCGCCACTGGCTTGGCCGGTGACGATGTAAACGGCATAGCGGCCGGTGATCGTGGCGCGGCTTGCAGGCACTGCCGGGCCACCCGACCAGGCGATATAGATGCCCGGCACCTTGCGACGGGCGGCCTTGAGGGTCGCCTCATCCCAGTTGCCCGGCAGATCCTCAATAGTCTTGACGTGCTCACCCACCACCTTTTGGCAGCGGGTGATCATGGCGTCCTCGATCTCGGCGAGCATCAGAACACCCCGCCGGGAAAGCTGCGCCGACCCGGCATCATCACCACATCGCCAGCGCTGGTGATGTCGTCATCAACCTTCGGCAAACCAAGTTTCAGCATGCCGCTGGCAATCGAACGCAGCGCCTTGATTGCATCGTCGTAGCGCTTGGTTACCTGATCGGTCGCGCGGTTGTCGTAAAGCCGGTAGCGGGCAATGTCGCAGCCATAGGCCGTGAGAATCGCCGGCACGCTGGCCAGCGGCAGGCGATAGCCGCCGCCGGCCAGGGCGCTGTCGATCTCGCCAGTCGCGTCCTGGATGGCGTTGTCGACCTTGACCTGGTCGATGGTTTCTCCCGTGTCGTCGTCTTTGTCCTCGGCAAGATCAAGGATCTCGGCGCGGTCAAAACGGCGAACCAGGTCATCCAGGGTGAGATAAGCGGCCATGACTAATCCTTATCAGGCTGCGCCAGGCAGCCATGGGTTGAGGATCAGCTTCGAGGTGCCGGCCCATTCGTTGGTCGCGCCGTTGGCCGCCTGGGCGTTGTTCAGCACGCGCAGGGCTGCGCCTTCGTGGCCGTTCGGCACCATGGTGTGGCTGTGACGCAGGGCCAGCGGACGGCCGTGGTCGCCTTTCAGTTCCTGCAGGCGGGCACGGGCGGCAGCGTAGGTGTCTGCGTTGAACGGTTCCTTGCTGCGCACGATCAGCTGCCACAGGCCTGGCCCAGCACTCACACGGGCGTCCACCCCGAACTTGAACTTGTCGGTGTTGAACACCGAGTCGCTGTTCAGGTCGGTCAGGGCGCGGAAGTGGTAAGCACGGCGCTTCTGGAACACCACCGGCTTGATCACGCGGGTCAGATCCATCACGTACCAGGCCGCGCCAGCGCCGCCCATATCGTTGCTCACGTTGGCTTCCTTGCCCTTGTCATTCAGCACGACGTGGTTGCCGAACAAGGCAGCACCGTCGTAGCACTTCGGGTTGGCTACCAGGGTCTCTACGGCCAGTTCGTTCGGGTGCTCGCGGCTGGAGCGGCCAAACTCTTCAAACACCGGGGCATACAGGCCGTAGCTGTCGTCGTCGATGGCGTCGCGGCTGATGCCTTCGGTCAGCTCGAACTTGCGGTTCTTGATGCTGAACTCGCCACCTTCCAGGCTGTGTACGACGCGTTCGCCGATCCACTCACGCAGGCGCGGCAGGCTCTTCAGGAAGGGGTACACCTCGACAGCAGTGGTGGACGGCACGGTGGTGCAGAACTGCTCAAAGAGCGCGCCATCGGTGCCCAGCGAGCCAAAACCCCGCTGGAACGCAGTGTTGTAGGCGCGGAACAGCGCCTGCAGGTTGGCGGAAGTAAGATCCATTGAAATGTCCTCGTCAGCTAATCAGCTAGGTAAAGGCGGCTCAGGTGAGCAGCACGCCGCTGGTGGGGTCGATCAGCACCCAGACGCCCACGTCATCGACGGCATCGACGATGCCCGCGATGGAGCGCGTGCCCGTGCCATCGGTTTTGGCCACGGTCTGGTTGTCGACGATGAAACAGGCCTTGCCGATGTCGGCAGCGGTGATCTCGTCGGCGTCCGCGCTGTTTTCCAGGCGAGCAAAGCCGCGCAGCACTTCGGCGGTTTGCTCACCATCGGCACCGTCGCTGTTGTCCACCTGGGCCTCGAAAATGCCGACAGCGACCAGGTTCAAGCCGGTAACGCCCGGCTGCACCATGCCGTCGGCATCGATCACGGCGATGGTGCCGGCCAAGCACAGGGCAAGGGCCGCGACCGGATAGCCACGGCGGTGGCCGGAAACGCTCGGGGTGTTGCGGTTGTGAGTTGTGGCAACCATGTGGGCTTACTCCTTCGGGTTGTGCTTGCGGTACTCGACCGGGTCCATGCCCATGGCCTTGCACACCGCCAGTTCGGATTCGTTGAGTGCGTCGTCTTTCTTGTCGACCTCGAGCGGCTTGCGGCCGTCGGTCTGGCTACCGCGCAAGGCGGCAATCGGGGTGGCACCTTCCAGGTAGGCCTTGCAGGCCGCGAGACCCTGCGGCTTGAGCCAGTCGGCGGTGGCTTGGCCAGGAATGCGGCCGTCTTTCAGACCGTCCTCAATGAGCTTCTCCAGCTCGGCAGTGCTGCTCCCGGCACGCAGGGCGGCAAGTTGCGTTCCTTGTTCCTGGTACACCGCGAGCGGCACAAACTGGCTCATATCCGGCTTGGCCCCGCCGGCCTTGGCAGCGGCCACTTGCTTTTCGGTCTCACCCTTCGCGGTGGCCACCGCCTGCTCGGCGTTATCGGCCTTTTGCTTGAGTTCGGTGATGGCAGCCAGGATCTGCTCATCGGTGGCGTCGGCGGCTAAACCGAGTTTCTTGATCAGTGCTTCACGATCCACGGTGTCTTCCTCATGGGTAAGGTCATAAGTGCCACTGCCCATACGGGCCGCAGCGAGTGCAGGAATGGCGGTATCAATTGCGGGGTTGTTGACCAGACCGACGTGGATCAGATCGAGCACGGTGCCGGTCTTAGGGTCGTAGGGGAAAACGGGGGACAGGTAGCGGTACTCGTCCGCGTCGATGGCGGCCTGGGCAGGAGCAGTCCACTTGACGCGGCCATAGAGGCCGTCTGCACGCCATTCAAGCGTGGTGCGGTCGATCCAGCCGGAAGCCGGTGCCGGCTTGCCGTTCTCCTCGGACAACAGGGTCTGGTGCTCGTAGTCGATGACGATATCGGTGCTACGGGCGGCAGCGCGCTCGATGATCGGCTTGGCGGCCGCTTCGTCCAGGAACCAGGGGCCGCTGCCAGCCAACGCACCGCGCGGTGCATTGAAGGTGCCGGCCGGAATCAAGCGAGTCATGCCACCCTCGGCGACCACTTGAAGGGCCAGGGAGCAGGCTGCTACGGGGAATTTGCGGTTCGTTTTCATGCCCCCATCATCGGGGGGCACGGCAAACGGTCGGGATTACGGGAATTTACTATCGTTGGCCAGTTGGCCGGAGGGGGGGAAGCGGTGGCTGAGAGTATCAGATCGGCAGCAATCTGGACGATCCTACGCCGGCACCACCCCTACGCGTGCGCCTGTGCGTGAATTTAACGCGGGTTTAACGCTTGCTTGGCCCGAAACGCGGGCGACGGTAGCGCCTAACCACGTAGCGGCGCTGTACGGGCCGCTACGGGCCGCCGCCCCGTAACGGTTCGGCCAGGTGCTCCTGCAAGATCTCCAGAGCCATCGCCTCGTCCTCGCTGGACAAGCCCAGGAAGGGCCGCGCCGGTATGTCACCCCACAGGTGTGGGTAGGCTGCTTTCAGGCCGCCATTCTGTTGCATGCCGGCATAAACCAGGCTGCTGCCCCATTCCAGTGAGGTGCTCCCGGCCCGGTAGTGGATCTCGTTGGACAGTCGCCGGCTTTCGCCGATCAGCGGGTCATTCTTGCCCTTGCCGTCGATGGTGACTTGCGAGTTGTCCTTCCAGCTGGTGCCATCCGGCGCGGTCTTGGTCGAGAAGCGCCGCTTGGTGGACTCGATGAAGTACTCGCCCAGGTCCTGGAACGCCGGGCGCATGTCCTGCGTCCGCTTGGCCAGCCCATTCAACGCATCCAGGACGCGCCGGTTATCTACCCGGTTTTCGATCATCGGTTATACTCTGCGTCGATCCTGAGCACCGTACCGTCATGCTCATACCATGAAACGCCCTGGGCGTTAGGGCGGGGGCAGGATCGCATTACTTCCGCTCCCGCACGTAAAACGTCTGCAGCACTAACATCCGGCGCTTCCTGCGCACCTCGAATACCGCGACATAGGTTTCATTGCCCACCGTCAGCTCACGGCGCACAAGTGGTGCCCCAGTGGATTCGGCAACGCCTGCGTCGATCAGCTCGCCGCCCTCATTCAGCAGCCTGGGCAGTACCGCGTAATCCTCTGCCGTCACCGGGCGTTGGCCCCTGGCACGTTCGCCGCTACCGCCATGCTTGCGCTGCACATGGCGCACGGTCGACACGTCCAGGGCGTAGTCGTAGCCATCCACGGCCAGTTCCTTTGCCTGCTGCACCTGGGCCACGTCGGCACCCGACAGCAAGCCCAGGGTACGGTAGGCCGGGAGTTGCTCCAGGCTCTCGCCACGCAGCACGCGCTGGGCATAACGGCGGGCGTCATCGGCAACGCTGGGCAGCGCCCGGTAGCTTTTGGCCAACTGGTCACGCAAGTGGTCAGGCACGCCGCCCATGTACGCCTTGGCGATCTCGTAGGGCCAGGCGCGGGACTTCTCGGCCATCTGGGTGACGGTCTGAGTCACCCGCGCGCCTGGTTGATAGTCCCAGCCTTCGTCGATGCCGGGTGCCTGGTCGGCATCCCAGCCTTCTGGCGGCGTGCTGTCGGCATCGCCACCGAGTCGACGTGCACCAGCTGCAGTACGCGCACCGACCACATAGCACTGACAGCCCCAGCCGTTGGGCGGGTAGTACCGCTTCCAGAATGGGTGCTTGGCCGGCAGGGTCAGGTTGTTCAGCTTGAGGTGCTCGGGCCGTGGATTGCGCACCGAGTCGTTGTGTTTGTAGATCCAGTACTCGAAGCCGCCGTCCTGGAGCTGTGCCAAACGTCCCGCCGAATAGCTGGTGGACGCATTGGTCTGGTAGATCACCCGCGTGCGCCAGCGTTGGCCAGCGGCAGTGCTTTCGCCCGTCCAGCCGTGCCAGCCGTTGCGCTGGACGATATCGCGGAAATCCTTGCGGAACTCGCCCAGGCCCTTGCCCTCGGTCACAGCCCGGTCGACCGCCATGGCCAGGTCGGCCAGCAAGTCGGCCTTGGCCGCGCCAGCGACCATAAAGCCGGTGTCGTGGGCATCGCGCTTGATATCGTCCCAGCGGGCAGTCGGCACCAGGTTGCCCAGCTTGTTGCGGTAGAACGCCACCTGCTCGGCGAACGGACGGCCAAGCACGGTGTGCAGGGTGGGTTGGCCGTCAGCCATTGCTACTCTCCGATGCGTCCTCGATGTCGCTACGCCCGGCCAGCTCGGCGACGGACAGGCCGTTGCCGATCAACTCGGCCAGCTCGCCATCGTCCAGCTCGGCCTGCGCGGCCAGCAGCATCTCGCGGAACTCTTCCAGGCTCTTGGCGGCGGCCAGCATCGCCTCGACACGCTCCAGCCAGGCCGCCACCTTCGGGTCGCCCTCACGGGCCAGGCGCGCGGCAATGGCGTCGGCAGGCGTCACCGGGCGCTGCCCCTGGCGCAACGCGGCCAACTGGGTGGCAGGCTTCTGGCGCAGCATGGCGGTCATCGGCTGTTGCGGGCTGGGCTGCAACACCTCGTCCTGTTCACTGGCCTGGGGAATGCCGCTCTTCTCATGCAGCCACCACAGCGGAATCCGCGCCCCCATGTCGACGAACGTCGGCAAGGTGGTGGCCAGCACCTGGTAGTCCTCGGTTTCGCCCATATCCAGGCGGAACTGCGGTGCCCGGTTGGCATCGGTGATCCCGAAATTGAGCGCCGCCATCGGCCACAGGATCGACTTGCGCACGGTGCTGCGGTACTGGCGCACGTCCGAGCGGATCAGACTGGACTGACCACGTTCGTGGACGTTGCCCAGGGCGTTGGTATTGGTGCCTTCGCCCGTGCCACTGGTCAGGGTACCGCCCAGGATGACGCGGGACTTGCTGCGCTCGCACCAGTTCATCATGGCCAGGTATACGTCACTGCGCCCCTGCGCCGCCTCCAGGAACTCGATGGCCATCCCCTCCGGGATGATGCCTGCCGCGTCTTTGCCCATGGCCACAACGGCACGCAGCAGGGTGGCCTTTTCCTTGTTGGTGGCGTTCTTCGGGTACTTCCCGAGGCGCGCGGGCATGCCGTAGATCTCCAGCAGCTGTGCCAGGTCGCCCAGGGCGTAGTTCTGGAACAGGTACGGCCAGGCCAGCATGCGGTGGAGGCCCGAACGGGCCACATAGCCGGGCTTGGCCCGGTGGCGGTGCTGCACCCAGCCCAGCGGCCACAGCTCGGCACCGTTGGCGCTGCTGTCGCGCAGGGTGATGACGTTCTGGTCATCCGGGTGCAGGCGGAACCAGCGGTGCGGGCGCAGGGTGGGCTGCTCGATGTAGCGCATGGCACCGTCGCGCTGCCAGGACATCTCCAGGTTGGCCCAGCCATGGCCCAGGCCGGAGCCGAGATCGAGCACCAGGTCTTCCACTTCCATGGCCGCGAACACCTCATTGGCGTGGTCGACGGCGCGTTTTTCCTGCTTGCTGGCGTTCTCTGGGGGCACGATCTGCCACTCCAGCTCGGCGGCGAGCTGGCGGCGCTTGAGCATGTCCGCGCCAATCTGCGGGTCTTTCTCTTCCATGTCCTCGAACAGATCCGACTGTGCCAGCAGGTCGCCTTGCTCGGCACCTTCCAGGATCTGGTACAGCCGCGCCGGGGTCAGGCCCTTGCTCGGATGCTCGGCAAACTCGCGCTTGAGCTGGCCCACGCGGGCCGAGTCGTCGGTCTGCTGCTCTTCCAGGGCGGCCGTATCACCACCCCAAAGCCGTTTGATAAAGCCGGGAATAGCTACCATGCGCCCTCTCCAAAACCATCGCTAATATCGTCGTCATCGGCGCTTTGCCCCGACTTCGGAGCGGCCATGAACTCAATCACGGTCGTCTCCAGCATCGAGGCGTAATAGGCCATCACCAGTGCAATGGCGGCGTCACCGTGTCGGTTCTTGTTGCTGCCTGTCTTGCCGTCGGGCACGCGCGGAATGCCCTTGATAACCTCGATGGAGCGCAGGTCATCGCCCACCTCGCGGTCTCGCGGAATCGTCAGCACGTCATCCTCAAGCGCCGCCTTGAACTTGGGCATAGCGTCCAGATACCAGGCCTGGCTGATCATTACCGCCTCGATCAGGCCCGCGCCGTAGCGCTCTACTGCCTGCTCTCCCAGGTACTGGCCGTTGCCGCGGGAGTCCAGCGCGCCGCCCTGCAGGCGGGGCAAGCGGTCTACCAGGTAGAACAGCACCTGTTCCTGCTGCTTGAACGGAACATTGCGCAACTCGACCAGGAACGGCACCTGGCGCTGCAGCAGCTGGGTGATGATCATTGGCGCGATGACGGTCAAGTCGCCTGAGCGGCCAAAGTCTTCGCCAAAGCAGTGCTGATTATTGGGGTTGAGCCGCTCCAGGAGCGGTTTCAATTTGAGTTCGCACCAGTCGCGTATCTCGGCAGCACGCAGATGCTCGGGCATGGCGTTGAACTCGGCCGAACCCTCGAAACGCAGCACCGGAGCCTCGACCATGCGCGCCTCGATCAGAGCGCGAGAAAGGTACGCACCGCCGCCTGACTTGGGCACGCAGTAGTATTCCTCCAGGGCGTCCTCTCTGGTCGCGGTGTCGGCCAGCAGGTTGGCCTTCCACTTTTCTTCCAGTTCCTGGCTCCAGGGCTTACCACGCACCTGGCAGATGCGCTGATACAGGCCTTGCTCGCAGGCATCATCAAGGGTGATGCGGTGCACGCTGTAACGCTTCTTGCCGGCCCGGCTGTCCTGAATCAGCTCATTGAAGAGGTTCTCGGCACCATTGTGGGTTGAGATCAGGCGCACCCTGGAGCCCCACATGGTGAGTGCCAGTGCGGCCTTTAGCACTTCGGCGAGCTGCTCGTGAAAGGCCGCTTCGTCGATGGTCACATTGCCCTGCCGGCCACGCAGGTTGGACGGCCTGGAGCTGAGCGCCTGGATCTTAAAGCCGCTGGCGAAGTGGATGTTGAAGGTGAGGATGTCCTTATCCTCGTCAGCCAGCACTTCCTCCTGGATGGCACCGGCAACGCGGTCGAACGCCTTGGCCCACATGGCACAGGCGTCGATAAACTCGATGGCCATTTCCTTGTTGGAGCCGACATAGAAGTGGTTGGTACCGCCAGCAACCTTGGCGGCGCTGGCCGACAGCACGGCGTCTGCCGCTTCTGCCCAGGTGATACCTGTACGGCGGCTCTTTTCAGCGATCTTGAGTTCGGACTGATCCTCAATCCATGCCTGTTGATAGGGCAACAGCACGGACTTTGGCAGGGGCGTACCCATCTAGCTGATCCCCAGAATGTCGCGTTTGATCGTATCAATGGCTTCCTTGCTCATACCTTGGCTGGCCATCGCGCCTTCTGCCACGGCAGCCGCTTCCTGCAGGGCGGCTCGGCGCACCTCAACCTCGGCGGCGAACTTTTTCTGTACCACGCTGGCGCGCCCGATCTCGGCCACTGCCTTGGCCACCTTGGCCAGATCCATCTTGCCGTCGTCACTCATCAGCAGTTTGAACAGATGCTCCTGCACCAGGCGCATCAATGCTTCGTTGACCGATCCTTCGTCATCCGGGGCGGCAGTCACAATAGCTTTAGCCTGCTCGCTGGCCATCCTCAAGGCCGAAAGGCGCTCCTCGAAGCCTTGGCCATAACTGTGCAGGGCCGATTTGCCAATGCTGTAGCCGCGTTCGGCCAACTCAGCCGAGAGCAGCTCGTAGCCGGAGAAATTGCTCTCGACTAATGCCTGGTCAAGCCACTCTTTAACCTTGGGCGGTAGTTGCACTACCTTGCTGCGCGGCGGCATGTCAGGCGCTCCAGTACTTTTCCGGGCGGGCGATGCCGGGGCGGCAGTCCACGGTGTACTCGGCGATATCGACGCCATAGTGAGTAAGGCCACAGATCCACTGGCCACTTGGTTGCTTGTTCAGCGTGACCAAGCTGCGGTGCTCCAGGTAGTCCAGTTCGCGCCGCAACTCCAGCAGGGTGGCGTCCGGGTACATGGCTTGGATGGTGGACAGCACCACAGCTTCATGCGGATCGATTGGGCGGGAGGTGTTGAGGATCAGCAGGATGTACCAGCGCAGCGATTCGCGGCGGGCCTTGGCGAGATCAATCATGGCGAGGTGCTCCTTTGAGCAGAGGTGAGCAGGATGTTTTCGTATCTCAGTGCCAGGCCATCAAGCTTGGCTTCGATCACTGACTGGCCGCGCGCCCAGTCCTCGCGGCGCACATACGCCACGGGCAGCTCGGCCTGGAAGCGCAGGAATGCCCGATCCAGCTGTGCCAGGGCTTCGGCATCCTTGTCCTGGCGCTCCAGCACCTTGGCGAAGCTGTCTTCCCAGTGCCGGGTCGCAGCTTTACGGGCCTCGTCCTGGGCGGCGAAGCGCTCGGCCAGGCGTTTCTCGAAGCTGTTGAGCAGCAGTTTCACCAGGCCGAACACCACCGTGGTGAAGATCGACAACAGCGAGATGGCCCAGCCAATCAGCTCGGCAAATTCCAACGGCATCAGTGCGTCCCCTGTACGGCGTCGATCAGAGCGTCCAGCTGTGCGGCTGTGTTCTTGCACTGCTCGGCATAGCGGACGTGGTGGGATAGGACAGCACGCTGGCTGATGCCTGAGTCGAGCTGCTCAGCGGCGTGGCCTTCGGCGACTTGCGCAGCAGTTCGGCCGGGATCTGCGGCGGCGGGCACTGCTGCTCCGGTGGCTTCGTCGTAAATGCGCACCCAGCCAGCAGTGAACACACAAGCAGGCAGAGGCTTAGGCGGCGCATCGAGTGCGTCGCGATAGAGGTCGTTGACACGGGCAATCTCCCCGGTGAGTCGGTCAGTGGTTTGGCGGTATTGGCGTTGCTGCTCGGCCAGGTCGGCCGCCAGTTGGTCATTGCGGGCCTGTTCGTCCTGCAGGCGTTTCGCGGCGGCTTTGGCATCAGCGGCAGCGGCTTGGGCGCGTTTCAGTTCAAGGGCCTGGTGATCGCTGCGCAATTGCTCCAGGGCGAGTTCCCCGCCCCGTTCGGCGTAGCGGTAGCCAAGAAAAGCAGCCGACAGGGTGCAGGCCAGGTAGACCAGCAGAGGGGCAAGAATGCGTAACCAGGCAGTCACAGGCTTGCCTCGCACAGCTCACGCTCTGCTGCGCGGCGGCGCTCAAGCCCACGCAGCTTGCGTCCGCCCGCGCTCACCCAATAGCTCAGCTGCGCGCAGGCTGGCTGAATGCGGCCGGCCTGCAGGTGCAGCAGCATGGTCGAATGACGGCCATTCTTGAGCCAGACAAAGCCGTCTTTCACGCCTGGCTTGCCGGGGCCTGTGTTGTAGATCAAGGACAAAAATGCCGCGATGCTTTTGGTGTCCATGCGGGCAATGACCTTGGCCGGCACCCAGCGCTGGAAAATGTCCGCCGCTTCCTGGAGCGCCAGCCGGGTTTTCTGGTCGCACTCGGCATCCGTCGCAACGTCACCAAGGCGCACGCCATACGTCCAACCCTCGCAAATGGTCGGGATGCCAACAGGGTCTAGGTACGCCAACAGGTTGCGCCCCTCGAAGTAGGCGACAACAGGCGTGGCGGCCAGGATGGCGGCGGCAATGCGGGTTTTCAGGCTCATGCGGCACCCTTACCGATAACAGCACGCAGCCTTGCAATGGCGGCATTGCCGACCTCGGGTGCCGAGCAGGTGTGGTGGATGACGCTGTTTCTTGCCTCACGGCGCGGTGCGGCCTGCGGCTTCTCGCGCGCCTGTTCGGCCCGGCCTGCGCGGTGCTGGCGGTATGCGGTGATCTTGGTGAAAGCGCTTCTGACGTGCTCCTCGACCTGGGCGCGCCACTCAGCCGGGCAGCGCTCCATCAGCTGCTGGCGGCGGTCGAGTGACGGTTCGGCGAGGATCGCAGCAGCGTAGTCGCGGGGGGCTACTGGGCGGCTGATGGACACGGCTCTAGCTCCAATAAAAGGAGCATTAAGAGTAAAGAGCTGTAATCCCACCCCCGGATTACAGCGTTGTAATGAAAAGCCCGCCAGGGCGGCGGGCTTTGGGGATGTTGAGGCGCAACATTCAACGTGGGTTAAGGCAGTGTTGTAAAGCCTTTTGCTCTAGAACAACGACGGCTGGATGCGTTGACGGTGCAAGGCACGCTGCTCGGCAATGATGGAGTAGACCTGAACAAACCCCAGGTCGAACTCTGCGACCAGGTCGTCGATGTTGCGGCCGTTGTAGCGGCTCCAGATCTCGCGGTCGCGCAATGCACGCTCCAGGATCTCGCCCTTGGGCATGTAGAGCTGGCGGCCGCCGGCATAGTTAGACAGCGCCCGCACGGTAACGAACGCACGACGCTGTGCGACTTCCGGGGCGTCACCGGCTCGCAGATGGGCGGCCTCAATCACGCTCACCAGGTCGGCCAGGGCCTTCGGCCACTTGGCACGGATCTCCGGTGACTGCATGTGCTCCAGGGCATCGGCCGGAACGTCGTCGCCGAACAGGTCTTGATTGCTCACTTTAGCCCCTCCCTAATTCCATCCATAACGCCCAGCACGACAGCACTCAGCAGCCCCGTAAACGCCAGCCACTGCAGGGCTGGCAGCACAACCTCTGGTGCCGGCACCATCACTTGGCCTCACGCCGTTTGGCGTCATAGGCCAGCGCGGCCACCAGGCGGCGCAACTGGTCGGCATCGCACCACTCGACGCGCTCGACCTTGAACATGCGCAGCGCCATTGCGTCCGCATAGGCCCAGGGCCGCCCTGCGTCGGCGAGCTGCGCCTCGATCTTGTTGATCAGCGCCTTGCCCGCGTCGGCCGGCTTCGGTTTTGCGCGACTTTTGGCCTTGCTCGATGGCTTGGGCTTCCAGCCCAGGCGCTCGAACTCAGCCAAAACCCGGCCGATCTGGCGCGGGTTCAACTCTTTGGACGAGCGAACACCGGCAACTCTGGCCAGCAGGCTCCGGTAGGTCTCGTCATCCAGGCCCAGCTGGGCCTTGGCGATATGGATCTTGGCCAGGCTCATACCGGGTTCCTCGGGTTCATGGCATTGCGGAATGCCTGCGGGTCGCGCCTGGCCATGCCCGCCATATAGCGGGTCATCAGCGTGATCACTTCCTCGACTTCCTCAAACTCACCAACCTGCTGCATCAGCGCCCAATCAGCGCGGGTGCCACGGTAGGTGGTCAACTTCATTACCTGCGCACCCACACGCTCACGATGCTCTGCGTCGCGGTCGCGCTTTGCCTGCTGGCGGTCGGCATCCTGCTTGCGGATGCGCTCTGTCCGTTTTGTCTTACTCATCTTGGCTGCTCATCAGTACCGGGCAACCACACCCGGCAGACCGTCGCCCTGGTGGGCGAGGTTTCGCTAGTGGATGCGTTCGATGCTGGTGTTGTTAGCCAGCAGATGCTTTTTCAGGCTGTTAAAGCTGCTCCAGTCGGGCAGGAAGTAGACGTGTCGTTTCGCGGCGATTTCGGCGGCTTTACGTTTGCCAAAAGCCTTTCGGTACTCCTCAATTTCTTTGGCCCGGAACACCGCCTTGCTGACTTTGCGCATGAAACGGCGAGCCTCTTCGTGCTCTGGCTCTCCATCTGGAGTCGCCCGTGTCCAGGTGCCCTTAAAAAACCCGTCCACATAGACGGCCGTTACCCACTTCCTGCTCTTTGAATTGACCGCCTGCTGCAAGGCCACCTCAAACTGGTCGCACTTCAACCGCATGGTTCCGTAAGGGCTGGCCATCTGCTCTTTAAGCTCGCCCCAATCTTCTTGCTGCATATCGTCCTCGGCTGCTCATCAGTGCCCAGCAACCACGCTGGGCAGACCACCACCGGCCAGGCCGGGGTGGTTTCGCTTAGCTGTTCAGCGCTTCGTCCAGGGTCTTGCCGGTGGCCAACTTGACCGTGGCTTTTGCCGGGATCTCGATGGCCGCCCCGGTTGCCGGGTTGCGACCAGTGCGGGCGGCACGCTGGCTGGCCTTGAGCTTGCCGAGACCAGGCAGCGGCACGTCGCCACCAGCTTTCAGGGTGCGGGTGGCGACAATGGCCAGGCGGCTCAGTACGGCATCGACTTGCGTCTTGCTGATTGGCGTGCCACCGGCTCCCAGTTCCTGGGTGATGGTGTCGATCAGTTCTTTTTGCGTCAGTTGCATGGTTTTTCCTCGCTTAGTGCAGGGTGGGTTTGGAGTCGCTTGATTCGGTTTGAGCAGTAGCATTGTGCTTGTCGGCGCACGCCTGGCACGGGCAGTTGCCCAGCTCGGCGGCTTTTTTGGCCGCATCGACCATCAGCTTGGGTATCAGGTGGCTCAAGGTTTTAGCCACGATCCCGGCCGTGGTGTTGTGAGGGCCGTTGCCTTCCATGCGGACAGACACGCCGCCTTCTTCGTCGATGATGGTGATGGTGTGTTGAGCCATGGCGTCGGCCTCCTAGCGTTGGTGTTTGAAGCAGATGTGGTAATCGCGAGCCCGTTGGCGCACGGTCTTTTCTGTCATGTGCAGCTGCTTGGCGATCCACTTCGGCGGCTCGCCCAGGGCGGCGCGCGCCATGATCTGCGCGGCCTGCTTGATTTCTAGGTCGCTGTTCGGCTCTGGCGCTGGCTCGGCCTGCGGCTCGGCAGGCTCAACCGCTGCCACTGCCACTGCCGCTGGTGCCGGTGCCGGTGCCGGTGCCGGCGCTTGGAACAGGTGGGCGTAGACAGGCGTCCGCTCAGCGTTGATGACAAAGACCGTTGGCGCATCGCTCATCTGGTAGCCGACCCGCTCAATCTTTCCGCCCTTGGCCAGAAACTCCTGGGTCGCCTGTTCGATGCGCAGGGCTTCGGCCTCCAGCTGCGCCGAGCGGCTTGGCAGCAGGTCTATGCGCGGGTCGTGATAGCGCTGCATCTCACACCCCTGCAATATCAAGGCTGATTGGGCGGTACTGGTCGGTGTCTCCCTCCCGCTCATAGATGCGGATATAGGACTTGGAGCCGATCACCTGGCAGGCTTCGCCAATGGCAGTCATGGCGCGCTGCCAGCGTTCGTCGCTGATGGCAAAGCGGCGCAAGGCAAGCACACGGGCGGTGCGGATTTCGCCGTTGGTGTCAGCGCGGAAGGCATCGTTGACCAGGGCGATTACTTCGGGTCGTGCGTCCTGCGTCCATTCCTGGAAGCATTCGTCGATCAGCGCGCGGGCGGCCTGCAGGCGCTCATCAAAGGCGATGCGCTCTTGGACGGCGCGCTGGATTTTGTAGCGGCCATCAAAGCTAAACAGGGTGACGTTGCCCTTCTTGCCGCCGACCTTCGCACCGTATTGCTCGGCGCTCATTTCGACAAAGGCCTCAATATCGCCAAAGGCCACGGCCTTGTAGTCGGCCAGTTCGCCGCTCAGCTCGCTGGCACGATCCACCAGGTGCTGCACCAGGCGGTCGCGCTCGATGTCGATAGGCTTGATCAGGCTTTCAGGGATCAGGCGGCCCTGTGCGTCTTCTCGGTAGCCGTCTGGGATGGTCTGTTGTGCGTTCATGTAGTTGTCCTCAGTGAAAAGTCAGGTCGACGCTGGCCGGTGCCTGGCAGTCCAGGTCGCGGTAGCTGATGGGTTCGCGCCATTCCAAGGACACGCCCTGGAACATCACGGTGTAACGGGTGCTGCCTGCAGACGGGTGGCGCTGGTAGCCCTCGGTCAGGCGCTCGCGCTGCAGGCGCTGGCCGTCTTCTGGGCTGACCACCAGAAGGTTGGCAACCGGGTCAATGCGGTGCAGGCGAATACCCATGGCCTGCAAGGTGCGGCTGGCGCTGTTGAACACACGCAGACGGTCTGCTGCTTGCGGGGTCAGTACTTTCAACGGCCGTTCAGTGGATGCGTGCATGGGCGTTCTCCTGGGCGTTGCAGTTGGGGTTGCTGGGGCAGTTCTGGCAGGCGCGCCAGTGCTGCATGGCCATCGGGTTGTGCGTGGGCGCCTTGCGTTCGCGGTATGTTTGGCACTGTTCGGCGGTGATCACCTCGCACAGGGCTACGCAGTCGATACGACCCAGCACCTCCATTACCTGGCGCTCGACTCCGTCGGTGGAGCACGGGTAGCGGTTGACCAGGACGAGTGACACGGCGGTGCGGCTGACGCCCACACGCTCTGCGGCACGGGCACGATTGCTCTGTTCAACTTCACGGGCCAGCAGGGTCACGAACAGCGGCGGTTGTTCGCCCCAGGCGGTCAGGTCTACGCGGCTGGCCTTGTTCATTGGTCGGCCTCCAGTTGCTGGCGGTACACGACTTCGCCCAGGTTGGGATCGAACACCTGGCCAATGCGCTGGATCATCGGCGGACGCGGCCCGGTGTCGGCACCACGGGCCAGGCGATAGCGCGCCATGGTCGCGGGAGTGCCGGGCTTGCCGACCACAACCAGCACTAGGTACTCGGCTTTGTGTAGCCACTGCAGGTAAGACCTGGCCGTGTTCAGGCTGACGGCCTCGCCACAGGCAAGCGTGCTCTGCACCAGGTCGCGGGCATCCACTTCGCGCAGGATGCGCAGGCTGCGCCACATGGCCTCGACCCCACGCCCTTGGGTGTTGAGCGTGCCGTCACGGTTGAGCTTGGGGGCCTCGGCTCCGATATCACGCAGCAGGCTGTAGTTGGCGGCGGCGTAGGTACGGCCGTTGCGGGCCACGTAGCCGCCGGCAATCAGGCAGCGCAGGTAGCTGAGCACGGTGTCATCTTCCACGCCCGAGGCGCGGGCCAGGCTGTACAGGCTGATGCCTTCCCGGTTCTTGCGCAGTGCTTCCCAGATGCGCTGGCGGTTGCCCTTGCCGCCCTGCATTTCCAGGTTGGCGGGTTTGCGACCTACACCCATTACAGGCCCCTCCGTGCTGGGGCCTCGCCGGTAAACCAGCCGCGCTTACCCCAGGTGGCCATGTCGATGGCGTCCAGGCACAGGGCCTGGGCTTCGCTGTGCACGCGGTACAGGTTGACGGCGATGCGGCGTAGGCAACCGCGAGTGGCCTTGCGCAGATCCTCCAGCAGGTCGTCGGCCATTTGGTGGTTTGGGTAGGCGCTGCGCGCCAGCTGCTGCATGTCATCCAGCGTGGCGGGCTGCGCCGGCACCCACTCCAGCACGCGGTTATGCAGGCGCTCCAGCTTGGCCAGGCTGCTGGGCACACGCTCTTCGCCGATCAGCACGATGGTGCCCTGGCTGGCGTTGTAGAGGTCGGTGAGGATGTTCGCGGCGGACTTATCCAGCAGGTACTGCACGTCATCAACGATCAGCGGGCGGCCGCTGCGGCCGAGCTGCTCGGCCACCTGGTCAACCATCTCGCTCAGGGTGCGGGCCGGGGTGATGGCCATCTCGCGCAGCACCGCCTTGAGGAAGGCCATTTTTGTCCAGGTATCGCGGCACTCGACGTAATAGGCGCGGTGTTGATTGGCGGCCCAGGCGGCGGCCACGCTTTTGCCCAGGCCGCTGGGGCCGTACTTCACCACCAGGCCTGGCAGGCCCTGGGGGCGCAGCATGGCGCGCTCGATGGCGCTGGCCAGCAGGCCGACGTTGGTCAAGGGTACGATCTTGGAAACGCTCATTGGTGTTACTCCCCAGGTCAAGCGCGGGCCTGTTCGGCTTCCGCGAATTGGTCATACATACGTTGAATGGAGGCAAAGGCCGGGAGTGCCGGGTAGCGGCCATACCAGCGGGCTTCGTCTTCGGTGAGTGATTCGCCGCTCTGCTGGCGGGCTTCCAGTTGCTTCCAGAGGCGGTACCGAGCCATGTCATCGCCTGGCACCTCGAATACCGGGGCGCTCTGTTCCAGCTTGGCCAGGTACTGGCCCGCCTCGACTAAGCGCTGCTGGTAAACCCCGTCATCGGAGGTGGGCCGCTCAATCACGCGCACCTCAACCTCTTTGCCGGTGAGCGTTTCGCCCTTGGTGCCCAGTCGTGCCAGCTGGCCCTTGATCCGGGTGTCCTGTTTACGCTCAAGCTTCGTGAACACCGGCCGCACGTTGCCGTTGAGCACGGCCTCACCAATGTGCTCGCCGTCCAGGCTGAAAATGCCCACTTGCTTGGCGTCTCGGTAATCCCAGGCAACCCTCACCTGTTCGCCGTGCATCGCTTCCAACTCGGGCAGGAAGTAAGTGCCGCCGTTGATGCGCACCTGGCCCCGATGGGTGTGCCGCACTTCTTGCGGTCGTGTCAGCGAGGTCACCAGATCAAGCGATGCCGTCAGCGGCTCGAAGCCTTCCACCACCGCTGCGGCCCACGCTTCGTTCGGCGTTTGGTGGCGCACCCGGCCTGTCTGCGGATCACGCATCTTCGGCAGGCCACGGTGTGGCCGGTCGTTGTAGGCATCCAATGCAGCAGCAAGGCGCGGCCAGAACTCGAACAGCGTGGGTATTTCCTTCGGCTGCTCACCCAGCTTGAGGGCCTTGCGTGTGATGCGGTGCACGCGAGTTCCCGAGTGCTTGTCCATATCGGCACCGATATAGCTGTCGAACTCTTTCGCCAGGCGTACCAGAATGGATTTGTGCGAGCGTTCGATAACACCACGGGCCTGGCTGTTGTAGGGAAGCGCGTTGGTCATCCCGCCACCCAGGCGTTCGATAACCTCCCGCACTTGGGCGTTGTCGAAGCCCGACCCGTTGTCCACGTAGAACTCGCGGAACATCCCGCAGCGGGCGATGCCACTACACAACATGTCCAGCGTGGCCAGGGCCGACTCGGCCAGGTTGATCGCGTAGCCAACAACGCGGCGGGTACGCCAGTCCAGGCAGGTGGTGATCTCAGGCCGGAAGGGCTTGCCCGTCCGAGGGTCGATCACTTCCGCATCAAAGGCGTGACCGTCAGCCACCCACACATCGTTCGGCCACAGGTGATCGCTGCCCAGGCGGTGGAATGCTTTCAGCGACTTCAATTCCTGCGGGCTCATACGCCCGGCCTCACGGGCCTCGGGGCTTAGTTTGGCCAGGTAACGACGAACCACGTGGATGCTCGGGCAACCCGGATACTCAGCGCTAAACGCCGCATAGGCCGCCTCAGCGCTCGGTTTTTGCGGACGCTGGTAGTGTTTGAGAAATACCGGGGCCCAGACCGGCATGCTCATATCCGGCTTGCGCCGTGCCGGTGCCAAGGCAATCTCGCCATGCTTGCGAAAGTCCGCCAGCCAGCGCTTGAGGGTGCGCTCACTGAGGCTGCGGTCAGGGTTCTTGCGGTCGTTGGCACGCTCGACGCGCTCGGCCAGGTGCGGGCTCAGGTTCCCATCGCGGGCCAGGCCAATCAGCGTCATGATCGCTCGCTGCTGGCTGACCATCTGGCTCATGCGCTCGATTTCACGCACGAGTAATAGCCGAGCGGTCATCACCGAGCGTTGATCATCATTCAAGCGTGATGCTGAAACGGCATCACGCTTAGGCACATTGAGCGTATGCGCTACGCTCGGAACGGCGTCGGCCTGCGGTTGTTCCTGCTGCACCAGGCGCGCCAGTAGGCCCGCCTGAGTTTCGGCGGGCAGCACGGCGAAGGAGTACTCGACGGCCTTGGAACCAAGGCGGCGCTGGCCTTCCCAACCCTCGCGCGCAGCTGCTAAGCGTAGGCCTTGAACAGTGCCCGGCATGCCCGGTAAGCCGACAAGTTCCTGGGCGGTGAACCACTTATGCATGGTCACCACCTCTATATAGGCGGCCCAGTTCTCGGTTAGGTTGGCAGGTACCAACCAAATCAACACCAACCGAGGAACCTCCATGGATGACAACGGAATCGGCAACGTCATCAGCCGAACACTGGAAAAAGCAGCACAGGCCACGGGCGTCTTGACAGGCCTCATCACTATCAGCGCGCTTGGCTTTAGCACCCTGACACTTGCCCCGGCAGAAGCTGCCGCGCTTGCTGTTGGTGTCTTTGGAACAGTAGGTGCGATGGAGGTATTCCACCGGCAGCGGAAGGCCGAGGCGATAGAACGTAGCCAGGCTATGCGCCCGGCGAGCAATGAGCGCCTGCTTCTCGATATCGTTGTGGCTCGCCCCGAGTGGCAGGCCAAATTGTTCAAGCAACTCAACCACGGCGGTCTCAAGTGGAACGCTGTTGGCTTCGAGCAGATACCAGCTCCCGTGGCCGTTACAGGCCCACTGTGCCCCACTTGCGGTAGTCACCTGGCAGAACGGTTCAAAGTGGGCTTTCCAGGTCGCATGCGGATCACGCTGCTCTGTGACTGTGGGTTCACGAAGAACAGCAGATACTTTCTGCACGAGTTGAAGTCCGAGGCCCACAAACTGGCGGGCGCGCTGACCGATTAAGGGTTTCATGCCTTTTCTCCCATCAGTCGCTTGAGTTCACGCGCCTGGCGCGCCGACTCATCACGGGTACGCTCCAGCCGGCCCAGTTCGGCTAGCAGGGCGTCACGCCCATAGGCAACCCGCCCGCCGCGCAGCGCCACCTGCCAATCAGTCAGCAGATGGCTGGCGCATACTTCTTCAAGCAGCGTCGCTCTATAGAAAGGCAGGTTGTGGTCAGTGCGGGCCGGGCTGGCCCAGGCGTCGAGCATGTTCTTGCTCACGTCATCGCCGCTCAGGCGCGACATGCGCGCAGCAATCTCATAGCGATCCAGCTCGGAGCCTTTCAGCATCTCGCTGACCAGCTCGCTCACCTGGGCGGCATAGTTGCCGCAGCCCGGCACGGTTAACACCGCGCGGGGTACTTCAAAGATGTCTAACGTGCGGTCGTCTTTTCCGTGACGCATGTCTAGGCCTCCGTGCCGGTTTTACGGTGCCCAAGGACACAAGCTGGGTTATGCTTTTGCGTACGAGCTGGCATAGCTTCTGGGCGTTTGGGGCGGATACGGTTTGGGGTGCCATCGGCATTCCAACGCTCCGGCCAAAGCTTCTCGACCTCAAGGTCAAGAGCATCGGCAATAGCCCGCTCCATGCGCGGATAGGCGGTACGTTTCACGTTCTTCAAGGCGGGGCCTGAAACGCGCAGTTTTCGGGCAAGCTTGGCCAGCGACGTACCGTTGGTGCGGAGCTGGTACTTGATCCATTCCCAGCGAAGGCTTGGATCAAGTGGGATATCGGCTGTGTTCATGCTTGGCGTCCATTTCAACCACCTGGCAGGGTGGTTTTTTGGGGTGTTTAACGTTACCTACGGCATAAACATAACCCGAAAACGAGATCATGCAAACCGTTTTTGAGAGTTTCTATTCCCAAAAACGGATTGATAAACCCGGATACGGTATTTGAGTCTTTAAAATCAATGGGTTACGAAGAAAAGAAACAAAAGAAAGCAGTCGGCGAGGAAGTTTCTTTTCCGAATACGGGAATTGAAACTCGTATAGCGGCAGTAGCAGACCTCTATGAGTCTCGAAAACAGGCTGCCTCTACGGCGCAGGTCGCACTCTCGTCCTTGCAACGCTGGATATCTGGCGACGGGATGCCGGCCTTCGGCTCGGTTGCACTGCTGGCTTCGGGCAAAGGCATATCTCTTGACTGGATTGCGACAGGGCAAGGGCAAATGTTTTTGAAGCCTCAGGAGGCTGAAGCACCAAAAGATAAGGATGAGGCCTATGCCTATGTGCCTCTCTACGATGCCCGCTGCAGTGCAGGCAACGGCGCATGGAACGAGCGCTCCCGCGTCCTGGTGCAGCTGTCATTCACGCGCTACAGCCTGCGCAAGAAGGGTCTGACGCCCACAGATTTGGCGTGCTTGCGCGTAGATGGCGACTCGATGACAGGTCTGCTGGAAGACGGCGATACGGTCATGATCGACCAAAGCCGCAACGCACTTGAGGGTGAGGGTGTTTATGTGGTGCTGCTCGATGACCACCTATACGCCAAGCGCCTGCAGCGCGACTTCGATGGCTCGGTTCGCATCATCAGCCACAACAAGGAGTACCAGCCGGTGATCGTCCCTAGGGATCGCCTGGCCGAGCTGCATATCGTCGGCCGCGCGGTATGGGCAGGCGGCTGGCTGATTTAGCCATTCGCCCCTTAACCAGTCGTTATACGCAGATGCCAAACCCGCCGCGAAATCAGCCCAAACCGCCGGCTGCCAGTTTTGGCACTACTCCAGCCCAGCGCCAGCCACGCCCGACCCGCAACCCCGCACCACGCCTGGCCCGACGGCATTGCCCGGCCTTATCCGCCATCTTCCGGCCGACTCTCCGGGCTGTGCCAATACTCCCACTAGCTCACAGGCTCTCAGAACACAACAAAGACAAGCGCACCTACAAGGGGCGCGGACGATAGCGGCCCCGCTAGCAGGCGCCGCGAGGAGAGCATTGTGTTGAGATCGGTTTCCCTTCTTCTGCTGA